TTTTTAGCAAAATGGAATGAAACCTATCAAGAAACAGGTAAAGGATTAACTTATAACTCTTGTTCCTATCAATTAACACAACTAAAGAAAGAACTTGTTTGGTTAAAAGAGGTAGACAGCATTGCTTTGCAGTCATCTCTTAAAAATCTTGCTGATGCTTATTCTCGCTTTTTTAAAAAGCAAAACGATAGACCGCGTTTTAAGTCCAAGAAAAATCCTGTTCAGTCTTACACGACAAAACATACAAATGGCAATATTGCTATTGATGGTAATAAAATCAAATTGCCTAAACTTGGTTGGATTCGTTTTGCAAAGAGTCGAGAAGTTGAAGGTCGCATTTTAAATGTAACCATTAGACGAAATCCAAGTGGTAAATACTTTGTGTCTATTTTAGTTGAAGCAGAAGTTCAAGAATTATCTAAAACTAATTCTACTATTGGAATTGATGTTGGATTAAAGGATTTTGCTATTTTGTCTAATGGAACGACTTATGCAAACCCTAAATTCTTCCGTAAATTAGAAGAAAAATTAGCAAAAGCACAACGTATTCTTTCTAGGCGTACAAAAGGAGGTTCTAATTGGAATAAACAACGAATTAAAGTTGCTCGTATTCATGAAAAAATCACAAACGCAAGAAACGATTACTTGCACAAAATCTCTACCGAGATTATCAAAAACCACGATATTATTGGTATAGAAGATTTGCAAGTAAGTAATATGTTGAGAAATCATAATCTTGCAAAAGCGATTAGTGAAGTATCATGGTCACAATTTAGAATGATGTTGGAATACAAAGCAAAATGGTATGGTAAAAAAATAGTTAAAGTAAGCAAAACATTTGCTTCTTCTCAACTATGTTCATGTTGTGGCTATAAAAACAAAGACGTTAAGAATCTCAATCTTCGTGAATGGGAATGTCCGTCATGTGGGACACATCATGATAGAGATATTAACGCAAGCCTAAATCTTCGCAATGAAGCATTGCGATTAACCGTTGGAACGACGGGGATAGCCTACTAAATATTCGCTCGATAGAGCGAAGTTCGTAGGAATCTCCCACTTCTAAGCGAAGCGAAACTGGGAGTAGTTCAACGCTGCGGCTATCTCACGGATAAGCAATACGAGAAATATTCTGAACGGGCCTATCTTTTGGCTGAACGTCGGGGCATGAAGGAGGGGTAGTCGGTTCTTCATTTTAATGAAGGCGGGTGAAGCTTATGAAACCCGTGCCAGATTGCGGTGATAAGGAGTTTTTGTGACCGTCCCGCTTCGGTGGGGCTTTTGATTTTGCAGTTGGAGGAATGACCTATGCAGCGTATCAATAAGCGTGAATACTTAGCCCGCTTACGTAATGGTGAGCGGGTTTTTCGTACCCGTCATGGTTTTTGGTCGATGCCCACGCAGCAACAGTGGGAACGATTGATTAAAAAATGGATGTATGGATAGCAGTCACCTTCGGGGATTGACTAGATTGTGAGTGGTGGCGGAATACAGACGCTAGGTTCGGCGAAGGTTGCACTATTTTACTGTTGGTAGCGCAAGCAGGCCATAAATCGCAACCGTCCCGGGGTGGAAGTCCCTGGGGTGCTCATGCATACTATAGCCTGAATCAAGCCCCGTCTATGACGCTAGGTAAACGAGTACTTTCAGGAGCGTTTTGAGACCGACAGCTGAGGCGGGGCGTTTAACTTACTCACGTAGCGCGTGATGGAATCACGTACCCGCGTGGCAAAAGCCACGTTGTTGTGAAAAATTAGAACAGGCTTTAGCCGAGTTTTGAAAATAGCGGTTGCTTTGTGTGTTTTTGTGCAAATAGTTTTAGTTATATCAAAGGCCATCCTTCGGGGTGGTTTTTCCTATGGCCGAAGGGAGGCGATATTTTGGCCTTAACGGTTGAGGAATATAACAAACTTCTCAAGAAACATGGCAGCATTGCCGGGGTAGCACGGGCAACCGGAAGAAATGAGCGCAGTCTCAGAAGATGGGTGAAAAACAATATCAAAAAAGTCGAGTATGTCGATAAGCGGGAGTACACAGAAAACGATATTGACGATTTTTACAAAACCATGATAGCAATGCAAAAGGCACAGCAAAGACTTAGCACAAAACAGGTCAAAGCAACTATCGCCATCAATGATAACAAACCGATTGGGATTGCTTGGTGGTCGGATTGGCACGAGGGAGCAATTGGCACGGATTATGATTTACTAGAGCACCATTCACAATTAATCAAGTCTACTGAGGGTCTTTATTGGATTGGTGGTGGAGATTACAAAGATAACTACATCACTGGTACACACGCAGGTGCTAATTTCGAGCAAGTAATTCAACCGGGCATACAAGATATAGCAGTCAAGCGACGAATTGGCATGATGGCAGACAATTGTCTTGCTTTGGTGCGAGGGTGTCATGATTCATGGGATAAAAAGCAAGGGGATAAGGATTTCATTGACACTCTCTGTGAGATTGCTGATGCTATTAATCTTTGGCACGGTGGTGATTTATTTATCAATCTGGGCAATCAGCAATACCATTGGAAATGCCGACACAAATACCCCTATAAATCTACTTTGAATGTAGAAAATGCTATGCGCCGAATCATGGAAATTCAAGGTCCATGTGATGTAGCAGCAGAAGCTCATTTGCATAATCCTTATGTGATGGAACGTCATCTTATGGGTGAATTTCGCTATTTCATTCGTTCTGGTTCCTACAAAGTATGGGATGAGCATGGGCAACAATTAGCTGGATACAAGGGTAAACCTGGTGTTCCTATGATTATTATGTTCCCTGATGAGCATAAATTATTGGGTTTCCGTGATTTGGAAAAGGGCATTGCAGTATTGAAATTATTACGAGAGAACTGAGGAAGTGATACCAATGGCTACTACGCGACTTGAAACATATACCGTTCCCGAAGTATGCCAAATACTCGGCATCCAGAGCAAGAATGATGCTTATGAAATGATTGACAATGGTACGTTCCCTTTTTCGGTCGTACAGATTGGCCCCCGTAATTGGCGAGTGCATAAGAAGCAGGTTGATAAATACATCGCAACGGGCGAACTGCCGGAACTCAAGAAAACTGGTCGCCCCAAAAAATGGGTCAAGGGAGAGTATATCTGGTACAAGTACCGCGTCCCCTTGGAACTGGATGACGAATTCAAAGCGGTTTGCGAATACCTCAACGCACGGATGGACAACCCTGCTGACCTGGACGACTATCGCAGGATTGCAATTCGGGAGTTTGTTCAGCGCAGACCGATACCGAAAGATGGTGATACCTAATGGCCGAACCCAAACTCAAATGTGCATACTGCAAAAAAACCGTCACCAAAGGGCAATATCGGCGCGAAGGTGACGAGATATACTGCAAGGCTTGCCATGCACTAGGGGTGTATGAACCAGGGGCAATAGAGGGCGAAATAATCGACGCTCTGCCTGTGAAAAAGAAGTTGGGCATGAACCCCTTGGAAGAAGCCATTTTAATGTCTCCTGAAGTTGAGCGGGACAAGAAGCTGGCTCACCTTAGCCAATTCCAAACCCTTGCCGAACTGAACCAGGAGATCGCCAAAGCGCAGGAATTGACTGCTGCGCTTGCTAAACACGCTGACATTCTGCACGTCCCTATGATTGACGGTTTCAATAACATCATACTCGATGAATTGACTTCCATTGAGGGCGAGCAAGGGCTTAGAGAAACTATCCAGCATATGTTGGCTGAACATGATGTCAAAGGACTGCGGATGCTACTCGCTGGCATGAAAGACCTGAATGAACTGCGCGAGACGTGGTTGTCTGCGTTTGACGATACCCGACAATCGAACAAGCCCAAGGTCAAGATTCAGGCCGTGTTTCAGAACAATGGCAATGTCGGGGTGAATGTGGAAACAAGTTAGGTTATAACGAGGACTTCTACCCGAACAGGTAGCCCCTCTGAATGGAGGGATAGAGTTGAATAAGTTAAAACTAGGCTCCCTATTTGATGGAATAGGGGGTTTTCCTTTGTCTGCACAAAGACATGGCATCGAGCCCGTTTGGGCGAGTGAGATAGAGCCTTTCCCTATCAAGGTTACACAGCATCATTTCCCTAATATGAAACACCTTGGGGATATAACGCAGATCAATGGTGCTGAAATAGAGCCGGTAGACATCATAACGTTTGGCAGTCCGTGTTTTCCGGCAGGCACATTGATTTTAACCGAAACTGGCTATACGCCAATCGAAAATGAAAGTGATACGGCACAGACCGTTAGAACTCCATGTGGCGAGGATTCCGTAAAAGCAAATCTAGTTGGTAACGGTTACGCAATCCGCAGACTTACTCCGACCGAATGCCTAAGACTCCAGGGATTTCCGGATTGGTGGCTAGATATTGAAGGGGCAAGCGACACAGCGAAGTACAAGGCGTTGGGCAACTCAGTGGCTATACCTTGTGTTGATTTTATTATGAGCCGAATCGCAGAGGTTTTAAGAACGAAATGAGTGATGCCATATGGCAGACAATAAGGTGACCAAGAAACGTCGGTCAGCGACTTCCAAAGAACCACAGAAGTCTAGGCCGGAACGACAACTACATAGACTCAAACAGTCGGTTGAAAAAGAGACTGGTGGTGCTAAGAGTATTTGCTTGAAGTGCCACCAGTCTTTTAATCAAGTATGGATGTCTCAATACGAAAAATATTCCAATTTTGATATGTGCCCTACCTGTCGAATGGAAAAAGCAAGAGCACAAGCGGATGCTAATGCTAATGACGGTGTAAGGCGGAGTATACTACCTTATACGCCCCATGAGAAACAGGTCTTGATACATCAGAGTCCTGCCCGATTCAAATTGTTGGCAGCAGGTTCACGCTTTGGGAAAGACCGTTGCATGGTCATGGAATTCATCCAACGATTCGCTGAAATGCTGTCTGAGGACAGGGGGCCAGAACTTGTGCCTACCGTATATGGATGGTTTGTTGCCCCGACGTATAAGATGGCATCTCAAATATGGCGTGAATTCCTGTCCTACTTTCCCCGTGAATGGGTCGTAGATTATTGGAAAAGTGACTATCAGATAGCAACCATCAATGGCGGGATTATCGAAGTGCGTTCTGCCGATGACCCTGATACTTTGGTTGGTGTTGGCTTGGACATTGTGCAAATCACTGAGGCTGCTAGAATCCGCAACCTTGAAGAAGTTTGGGCGAATCTTGAGACCCGCTTGATGTCTCCTGGTCGTGGGCCAGGTGGAGAGGGTGGCATTGCGCTAATCAATAGCACTCCTAGAGGCGCACATACACAGTTCCATCGTATGTTCAGGTGGGGGCAAAAAGATGACCCACTCTATGACCCGAATTGGGAGTCGTGGCAATTTGCTTCATTTGAGAATCCGTATTTAAATCGCGAAGATTCAGACTTCTTTGAGCGGATTAAAAGGCGTTATCCTGAACGGGTTTATCGACAAGAGATTTTGGCTGAGTTTTTGGCTGATGGACAGAGCGTGTTTCCCACCGCAGAGGAATGTGCTACCTATGACGGGCCTGAAACTCCTGAACCCGGAGAAACCTATGTCATTGGTTGGGACCCTGCGAGAAGTATTGACTACTCGGGGGTTGCTATCCGTAACAGTAAGGGACAAGTTGTGAAAGTTGAACAATGGTCGGGCAAATCGTGGACAACGCAGGTTGATCTGATTGAGTATTACTCGAAGTTATACAACTATGCTCACATCGTGGTTGACCGTACTGGATTGGGTGAAACTCTGCCAGAAGCACTCATACAGCGTGGTTTAAGCGTGGAGGCCGTGTATTTCTCTAACCAAGAGAAGGAGAAAATGGTCAACCATCTTGCCATGCTCATTGAGCAGAAGGCTATCAGTTATCCGAACGACCCTGTGCTGCTGGCTGAGTTGAAGGACTATGGCTACAGTATATCACCGACAGGCAACGTCAAGTACGGAAATAGCAGTAAGGGAACCCATGACGACCTTTGCACCGCACTTTTTCTCTGCATGAAGTCGTACAACCTGCCTGAGATAACTATTCCTTGGATGGGACTCTTGGGTGGGATAAAAAAACGGTAGAAACACCTTCGGGTGTTTTTATATTGCCCGTGTCTAGGGTCGCTCCCGAAAAACGGTTTCCCTTGGCCGTCTGACACGGGCTTACTTAATTGCAAGGGATCACAGAAGGGAGTGAAAGTAATGGCAACGTACCGACAAATTCATGTGAAGATTTGGGCTAGCCCCGACTTCCAAAAGTTATCCCCTAACGGGAAGTTTATATTTATTTATTTATTTAGTAACAGTCATCGCAGCGAATCGGGTGTGTATAGAATTACACCAAAAACTATCTCAAATGAGACTGATATTCCTGTTGCCGAAGTTGAAAAAGCACTACAAGAAATAATGGACATCAACTTAATTAAGTATGATTTTGAACAAAACATTATATGGGTAATCAATGCCGTGAAGTACCAGAAGCTAAGTCCTAACGAGGTTCGCGGTATATACAAAGATATTTTCAGTATCAACCATGAATATTGCAAGGAACTCCTTGAAACTCATAAGGAACTCCTTAGTTCCTACCTAACCACTGAACAGTACCTTGGTAGTACCTTAGAAGTACCTTCGGGTAAGGGTAAGGGTAAGGGTAAGGGTAAGGGTAAGGGTAAGGATAAAAATATATATAGTCCGAATGATTCTCAAAAAGTTGACGGCAAAATAGATTTAAAAGAAAGGCTTTTTAATTTTTGGAACTCTCAAAATATTATGGTTCATCGGAACCTTACTCCTGAAATATCAAAAGCCTTAGATAAGGCATTAAAAAAATGGGATGAAGATACTATCACAGAAGCTATTAGACGTTACGGCATAGTCTATCATGATTCAAACTATTTCTTTGACTATAAATGGAGTTTCGAAACCTTTTTGACTCAGAAGAATACTTTACCTCACTTCCTTGACGATGGCGAGAAGTGGCAAAACTATCAACGGGATCAACTACAAGTATCTCCCCCAACCCTAAGATTTGATTCTCCCGATTCGGAATATTACGAGGAACTTCGGCCCGATGGCTCGTTAGTGAGGGTGTATAGATGACGAACTACGATATAACGCCAAGACAGGTAGCATCAAGGTTGGGGAGAACCAAAGAGATAATTAATAACAAAGGGCCACAGATTACGGTTGAAACTTGTCCATTTTGTCACGGTGGGCAACATCACGACAAATGGACGTTTGCAATACACGCAGAGAAAGGAATCTATAACTGTATGCGTGGAACGTGCGGGGCAAGCGGTTCTTTTAGGCAATTACTGCAACACTTGGGTTTATCCGCAAATTACGAACTGCGACCTGAGAAACCACCACGCAAACAGTATAAAAAACCTGAGACAAAACCAGAACCACCTGACAGTCCACAAATGGCACAGGTGGTTAAATATTTTTCTGCCCGCAAAATATCCCGTGAGACTTTAGCAAAATACAAAGTGGGAGCAGACGCAAAGGGCAATGTGGTGATGCCGTATTATGAAAACGGCAATTTGGTTATGGTTAAATTCCGACCATCGCACAAACCCAAAGAGGGTGAGCGCAAGGGGTGGCGAGAAAAAGATGGCAAGCCCGTATTTTGGGGCATGGATTTATGCGTGCCAGACTTGCCGTTAGTGATCTGTGAGGGCGAGGTTGACTTGCTTTCAATGGTCGAGGCTGATATTCCCAATGTGGTGTCTTTGCCATCAGGAACAGAGGACTTGACTTGTGTGGAGCTGTGTTGGGACTGGTTGCAGCAGTTTACCCGCTATTACATTTGGACGGATAGCGATGAACCTGGAATCAAATGCCGCGACAAACTAATCAAGCGGTTAGGTGCAGGCAAGTGCATGATTGTCCACTGCAAGCGCAAAGATGCCAATGAAGTTTTGTACTATGACGGTATCGAAGCTGTTAGAAATTGCATTAAACAAGCACAACCAGTGCCGATGGCAGGACTAACATCACTAGCGAGTTTACCAGAGTATGACCCCGGTTCGGACGTTTTAATCACTAGCGGCATTAAGCGATTGGATGAAGCCCTTGGTGGTGGATTCCGAGCAGGAGAAGTCACGGTTTGGACAGGGGTAAATTCCAGCGGTAAATCAACGCTGTTGGGACAGGTTATGTTGGCCGCAGTCAATGAACGGCACAAAGTTATGGCATATTCGGGTGAATTGCCCGCTAGATTATTTCGCTATTGGATAGACAGACAGGCAGCAGGGCCAGCTTATTTAGAGCGCGCGCCAAGAGCAGATGGCAAGGGTGAGAGCGTTCGTATTAAGCCTGATGCCTTGAAGTTGATTCGGGAATGGTATCAGGATTATTTTTACTTGTACGATACCAATGGAGCAAGCGCAGAGAAAACCTTGTTTGAGGTTATGGAATATGCCGTACAACGCTATAATGTGCGAGTAATCATGTTGGACAACTTAATGACCATACTCTCCCAGGGCAACGATTATTACCAACGGCAATCAGAGTTTGTAGGTCGTTGCCTGAACTTTGCAAAACTGTATGACGTGCATATTCATGTGGTTGCCCATCCCCGCAAGGTAGAACGTGGTCAGCGCATTGAGAAGTCTGATGTTATGGGCAGTGGTGATATAACTAATCGGGCTGACAATGTGTTGGGAGTACATCGCATGTCGGGCAAAGAGAAGTTAGAAACCAATGCCGACAACATGTTGATGGTGTTTAAGAATCGCTATAACGGCGTGCAGGACATTGAGATCAACTTGAAGTTCGATGACTTCGCCAAGCGCATGAACATGACCAATATGAACCTTGATTGGGATTACGATTGGGTGAAGTTATTGGGAAAAACCCCCGTTGAGCAAATGCAGATTTTAGATGAATGGGATGCTATTGGAACAGAGATTGATGTTTAATCGGATACGGAATTGAGTCCCTTCGGGGATTATTTTATTTTCTGGAGGAGGCGAAATTATGAAACCATTGCGCATTTACGTAAGTGGCCCCTTATCGTCCGACACCAATGAGGGGATGTTTGAAAACTGTCAACGAGCAGTTGACGTGGGAATCCAATTGATGCAGAAGGGGCATTATGCTCTAATTCCTCACTTGAGTCTATGGACGAATGTTCGAGCCGAAGTCAAACATGGCATCACGTTTGATTGGGATTGGTGGATGGCATTTGATTTGGACATCTTGGAATGTTGTCATGCTCTTTATTTCATCGGCAGCAGTCGTGGAGCAGATATTGAACTTCAACGAGCTGAAGAATTAGGGTTGAAAATATTCTATTCGCTTGATGAAGTGCCCGAAGTGGGTGAGAAGGCATGACCGAGCGATGGTATGTTTTGCAATCCGAGGAACACGCTAACCCTGCCTTCTTTGTCGGGGGGCGTTATGCCACGCCAAGCCTCAAAGAAGCCAAAAAGTTTAGAACACGAACCGATGCTGAAAGCCTTCGGATTTGGGTGACGAAAAACTTCTTTCCCGTTAAGATTGTGCCGATAGAAATTAGGGTGGTGAATGAGAATGAATAAAACCCTGTATCTTTTAATCGGCCCTAGCGGTGCGGGAAAAACGACACTTGGAGAACAGCTTAAACAATGGGGCATTCCTGAGTTAATCAGCCACACCACCCGCCCAATGCGTAAAGGTGAATCATACTGTAATCCGTATTACTTCGTTGACATAAACACATTCTACGCAACCGAGATGGTCGAATACACCGAGTACAATGGCTATTTATACGGCACATCCAAGGGCGAGGTTGACCGTGTGTTGGGTGGAGACAGCAACCGTGCTTTTGTGATCGTTGACCGTGTGGGGGTAGAAGCGTTCAAGGCACTCTATCCTGAGATGACCAAGGTTATCTACATCTATGCTTCAGGCAAGGACTTAATCGAGCGCATGACGGTTCGCGGAGATGACCCCGACATAATTGCAGAGCGTATTGCTCATGCGTACACCACGGGTGAATTTAACAATATTGACGTAGCCGATTATTGCATCGTCAACAAGGAATTCGACAAAGCAATGGCGCAGTTGAGAGCGATTGTGGAGTAATCAAATATCACGCAGGGTATTCGCTTCGAGCGAAAGCAGGTTTGCCTCCACCTGTCCCTGCGTGATTTCTTTTCAAAAGAGGCGATAATAAAAGGAGGTAAGGATCATGAGTGAAGTTAAATTATTACCCTGGCAGGAGAGAATTGTGAATGGCATGGAGCGTTCATTGGCAGTGCCCGCAGGGGCGAGAACGGGTAAAACGCGAGCAACCGTGTTTGCGATGAAGAAAAGACCAACGTTAACAGTTGTGCCGACTGAATCCATGCTGAGACTGGTACAGCGTGAAGCGATGTACTTTGGTGTACACCCTGATAGCGAAGTCTGGGCATGGGAAGAATTTGTATTCCAGTTTTTTGAGCGAAAAATTCCCAAAAAGTTTCCCCGTTTCGCCCAAGTAATTTTTGACGAAGTGCATAGAGCTGATTTAATGACCATTTTGCGGTTCAGGGATAGATTTGGGGGCAGAATTGTTGTGACAGGAACCCCCATGGACTTGCCGTGTCCTATATTCTTTCCCTTGAGTAAGATGCCTGAATGGGAGTTTTGCCAAGTGACACATCAAATCGCTTATCCCAGGCCAGGCGTTGAGAAATGGCTTCATGATGCTAAGTGGACTAGGGAAATCGATGGTGAATTCAAGGAGGCAGCCTATGTTGAAACTGAGAATCCCCTATACCAAACTGATTGAGCGGGGAATAGACATCGGGAATCTTAGCGAGCAGGACATCAAGGAAAAACTGAGGGACATGCTCGACATCGTGGACTGCGATTTCAGGTTGCCGTTGAAGTTAACGGACTATCCCGACACTGAGGAAGTTGGGATTGAGCAGGAGGCGGAATGATATGGCAAAGATAATCGAGTGGGACAGGGACGGTTATCCAACCGAAAAGTCCTTACGACGTTTACGCAGAGTTATAGGTCTTAATAACACAAAGGCAGAGATAAAAGAGGCTATTGAAGCTTTCTATGATGCGCTGAAAGAGAACCTTTATAACGATGCCTATGGACCCGACCGAGTAGAAGTACGGGGCGAAGAAATGGTTGTGTGGGCTTATCATACGCTAGGTTGGTCGGGCAATGAGGACATCATCCGAGTATTACAGGAGTCATGGATATTTGATTGGGCACTCGAAAGGTACGATTCGGGAGGTCATTATTATTTTAAGCCTATTGAGAAAGTTTTGAAAAACTGAATAGGAGGCGAAAGTATGAGTGCTTTAGACCGGATAGATGAGGCAATAGAATATGCCCATAAAGAAAAAAGGGCTATTGATAAATACATTGAGAAACTCAAGAAAAAGCGTGAGATGTTATTGTCTCTACCTGACGTTTGCCCTTCTTGCAAGGGAAGTGGACAGGAACGATATACAGACGCGGCAGGTTCAGGTGATTGGCGAGAGTGCCGTACTTGCCGTGGATTAGGCAAGATCGGCCCGATTGAATGTGAATGCGGCAAACTCATAGGAATTGATCTGATTAATGTTCGGCGTGATATATTTCCGCGATGTCCCTGGTGTGGTGCATCGTTGGGTGGTCAATATAGGATTAGTTTTTAGACCCCACTTAGGCGGGATTAATAGGGAGGCATTTTATGGACGAGGTTAAAGATTTTGACCCAGTAGATGGTAATGAGTGCCCCTTTTGCGGGTGTAAGGATATTTATTGAAATCTTTAAGGGAGGCAAAGCCGATGTATAAGGTTCGAGAAATTCAAGACGTGTCACGGCCGATATGCAAGCGATATATCGGTCACATCGAGGTTGACAAGAAAAATAAGACCGGCGTTAAGCGAACTATCGTTGGCGTTACCAACGAGATACGGAAGGCGAAAGACCCATGCCATGTGGCTTGGCTGTATGTATGGCACGAAGAAAAACTACTCTGCCGTACTGCATGGGTGGATAAGGATTTTACCGAAGCCCCATTGCCCTTGCCGTTGGATTACAACGACCATGAGGGTGATATAGGGATCGTTTGGATGTAAGAAAAATTGGGGAGGCGAATTTTGTACTATGAAAATTGGCATTTTAACACCTGCTTTCTACCAGGCAGTTTCTGAGATTGACGGCGAGGATGTAATTATATTCGGCGGATCGGAACGAATGACCCTAGACTTTTGCCACTTCCTGCAATCGCGTGGGCACGTGGTCACGGTCTTTCAGTACATCAACAATTATAAAGATGGCCAGCGTATTAAGTGCGGTGCTATCCGCAAGGAATACGCAGGAATTCCCTTTATCCTGCTTCCCGACACCCAATGGCAGTACAATACGAACCCTATGCTGAACATGCGGTTTAATGAGTGTGTGGTGGGCAACTACGATTTGGCAATCTACTGGACAACCTACATGGCGTATCCGCATACTATCAGCCCGTCCATAGCGCTTTGTCACGGCATTTATTGGGACTATCCTTACAGCGATGCTCAGGCAGGAGATGAAAACTATCGTCGAGAGTATATGCGAAGGCAAATACAAGGCTTCAAGAACCCCGATATAGTAGTTTCGGTGGACAGCAATACCAAACGCGTCATACAAGCCATGCAACCGGGATTGGAAAACAATATTGAAATCATATACAACTACGTGGACACCGAGAAGTTCAAGCCTCGTGAATCTCCCAAGGATTGGGAACGATTACGAGTGCTTTATCCACGCAGGTTAACACTTCTCAGGGGATGTAATGAATTTATCCGAGCCTCGGTTGAATGTCCTGAATATGATTTCCTAGCAGTAGGACAGGGAGCAGACCAACAAGCCTATGCACAGCAACAGGCATGGGGTGACACCACCAAGAACATTCGCTTTACTTGGCGACCGTTAGAGGGCATGGAAGAACTTTATCAAGAGGCAGACATAGCGGTGATTCCAACCAAGGGATGCGAAGGATTGGCGTTGTCCCTTCAAGAATCCATGGCCTGCGGACTGCCCACGATTACAACCATTCATGGCGGCTTGACTGATGCAACCATTGACGGTTATAACACCGTAATCTTTGACCCCGCCAAGAATAATCTAAGCGAGATTATTAAGTGGTTAGCCGACAATCCAGATGTGCGAGAAGTGATGGGCAAGCG